TGCGTCGCCGCAATATCGTTGGTATTTGTGTTGCCGCATCGCTCCTGTCGTGGGAGCTAGCGTTCGCTTTAGCGTTCATTTTGTATCTGAAGGCCGATTTTAAGGATCCGGTCGAAGATTGTGCACCGGTCGTCGTCCGTGAGGACATCACGCGACCGCCCGCACCCCCCAGGCGTTGGGAGGTGCGGGTCACACATGCGTACCTCTACCTTGTGTGTGTCACAGCGTATCTCTGGATGGACGGCCCCTCCTACCACCTAGCCTTTTTCTTTGCTTGTATCACTATAGCATGGTTATGGCTTCGGTGGTTGGAAGGTGTCCGCGCCACCATGGTTATGATACTTTCGTCAGTGCCAGCTTTTCTCAAGCCTGAGACAATGTTCTGGGTCTACACGATCTCCTCCGCCGGTTATTTTGTCTACATGATGGTACGTGCCGATGACCTTGTCGTCACCCGCACATACCACTTGGCTGACGACACCATACGCGGCGAGTTCGAGCAGTTGCCCAACCTCCGGCCCCGAGCTAATCCTCGGCACACCCATGGCATGTCCGCTTCGGAGCGGTCGTGCGCTGCCAATTTTGCCTCCCAGCTTGCCAACAACCTGGGTCATGTGCCGTACTATCACCAGATATCACGTACGTTGCACAATCATGGCAAACTTGGTAACCACTACCACTACGAACCGCGCCATGCCACCTTACCAGAATTTCACGACCCTGTGCCAGCCCAAGCACTACACGTGCACATTGATAGTGACCATATGTCTGACATGCCAGCTCTGCTGGCTGAGACATTTGCGCCACGTCTTGTGTATGCGTTTGTGCCTGATGCTGTCGCAAGGAATGATGGTGAGGCCACCTACACGTTTGACTCCGAAGACAATGTCTTGTGCCGCATTTCTGGCGGTGCAGAATATTGTCATCGCGTGTGGGATTATGGCACATCCTTCATCACTGCCTCCATGGAACTCGACGATGAGACCATTGTTCGCGTTTATTCCATCGAGCGCCGGCACGCCGGTACTGATAGGCAATTGGTGTTGATTATGCCCGTGCGGGAGTACACGTATATTACTCCCAAATACTGGCAGTACAACTGGCCCGAGCTTCCCCAACAACTCGACGCTAGACCGCTGACCAGGCTTCGTGTCGTGGAGACCCTCCGCGACGCAAAGGGCGCGTCTGTGCAGTTCACTCGCATGCGCGTCAAAAGCTCGAAGGGCGAGTTTGTTTCCACTGGCAAACCCCATCAATACGCGTGCACGACCACAACCGCTGCCGCTGACGACAACCTTAGAGCCGCTGCCTCACTTAGCAGCGTGGCTTTGTCAGTTCCTCTGGCATGCCAATTGACAAATAAGGCTGCTGAGACCGCGCCCCATCTTTTGGTGTCCTACCATAGGATGTTGGCTGGTCGTTACCCTCGGTGCACTGTCTTCAAGGATGAGATACCCCCTGTATACTCCTATGAAGCACTTACATCCGCTGGGCCCAACGACGAGCTGCGGCCGCTCATGCACCCCTACATGTCACCAATTCTCCCATCTTACTGCCCGGTCGAGGGCGGTACGACAGAGTTAGCCGGCGTCCGAGGCCGGGTAGAGACAGTGAAGCACCGCGGCGAGTTGTTCCTCACACCCAAGCTTGACTCCATAATGAATGAGTACGTATCATTGCTCATTACGGAGCCTGGCAAGGGCGTTCCCAGTGAGGAGCAACGCGTCCACGAGGCGCAAAACCGGCGTTCCCAGAAGCCGGACCTCGACAGACACGCAACTGGCCAACGTGGCAACGCTTATCGTGGTGATTCCTTCATCAAAGCTGAGGCCTATGCCAGCATCAAGGCCCCTCGCCTGATAACTACTGTCAATTCGTACACCAAAGTTGAGTATTCACGAGTCATCTATCCTATCGCTGACTTG